TACTATGCATCCAAACGAATGGACGACTACAGACGAGTCGGTGTGGGTATCAAAGTTGCAGAATGAGTTCAATACTAATCCGTATCCAGAAGAAGAGGAAATATAAATTTAGTATCTTTGAAAGGACATGAAAAAGTTTATAAGACATATGTTTATGGGTAAGCGTGGAGAGGTTTCTCATAAGCGCATACTCGGAACGATAGGTTTCTTGGCTATAGTGGCCGCACTAATTATCAATTCGTTCTACGAGTTGAATCCAAGTCCCGAGTTAATCTCGGCGGTTGAGTACTTGGTGATGTCTACAGTGTTCGGAACGGTAATAGAGAAATTCGCAAACAAAGAATAATATGGCAGACAAGAGCAAAATGAAGTGTAACGTGGTGCGTCCTAGTGACCGTGCCGGAAAGAAGAAGATGGTTAAGGCTTGTGCTAACGGCAAAGAAAAGCTAATCCACTTCGGAGCAAAGGGGTACGGCCACAACTATAGTGCGGCTGCGCGTAAAAGCTTTAAAGCTCGCCATAAATGCGGAAGTGCTACAAATAAATTAACCGCTCGCTACTGGGCTTGCAAGCATTTGTGGGCTGGTAAGGGTGGTTCTACTAAGAGTAGTCCTAAAGGCAGAAAGGGTAAGTACTAATGGCTAAGGACGCTTGTTATAGAAAGGTAAAGGCTAGTTATAAGGTATTCCCTAGTGCTAGGGCTTCTCAAGCTATAGCTAAATGTAGAAAGTCCAAAGGGAAAGTCAAGAAGTCTAGCAAGGGTTCTAGTCTGAAGCGTTGGGAAGCCGAGAAGTGGGTAGACACTAGAACTGGTAAGGCGTGTGGGGCTGGTGGAAAGAATGAATATTGTAGACCTAGTAAGAGAGTTAGTTCTAAAACTCCCGTTACGAAGTCTGAGATGAGTAAGTCTCAGTTAGCTAGAAAAAAGGCAGAGAAGAAAAAAGTAGGCATGGGTAAAAGAGTAAAACCAGTTAAAAAATGAAAAGTAAAGGATTAGGTGATTCAGTTGAAAAGGTAATGAAGGCTACGGGCATCAAGAAGATGGCTGAGAAGTATACCGAAAAGACAGGTAAGGACTGTGGATGCGGTAAAAGAAAAGACAAGCTAAACGATTTATTCCCTTATGGCAAAAGGAATTAGTATTGGCGCTTATGCCAAGAAGGCTAAGAAAAAGAGCAAGGGTGTTCACTCTAAGAACAAAAAGCCAGCAAAGAAATATAGGGGCCAAGGTAGAAAAAGATAATTCCTTATCTTTGTACCATGGCTTATCAAAAATTACAAGTTGGAAGAGCGGCTGCTGTCACTCCTTCTGATACGGTTGATATTGCTGCTGTAACTGGTGGTAGTAATAATGGCTGTGTTTTATACGTTGGAGGTGCTGGTGATGTAAAGGTCTTAACTATTGGTGGAGACGAGGTTACATTCACTGGTGTTCAAGCTGGCACGTTCATGCCCGTACAAGTATTAAGAGTTTATTCTACAGGAACAACTGCTACTAGTATTGTAGCTCTTTGGTAGTATGTATATCTCCATTGCAAATAGCATAGGATCGTCTTCTAACGCTGGAGGTGGAGCTGGAGGTGGTTTTGATGCAGACTATCAAGCCGTTTTAGATTACGCTACAACGCAAGAATATACGCTACCAAGTGCATCTCAACAAATATTGCAAAATCAGTTAGTGCTTGATTTAAAGTCGGGTGGAATTTGGAGTAAGTTAGACTCATTCGCAGTATTTGCTACCGATGGTGATAGCGATTTTGCTTTAATTGATTGGATTAGATTAACTGATATGACTGCGGTTAATAGCCCTACTTTTACTACTGATAGTGGTTTCAATGGTGATGGTGCAAGTTCATACATTGATACAAATTTTACTATTTCCACAGATGCTACTAATTACACACAAAACAACGCCTCAACTTTTGCATATATAGATATTGATTTTAGTGATACGGATAACGGAATATATGGAACAAGGGTAGAAGATACTACTGAAAATAGAAACCAATTAAGAATAAGAGATGTAGATTATCGTCCCGCTATAAATGATGTAAGACCTATTATTTCTGCGGATTATAGGAGTAATAATTGGCATCACCAAAAAAGAACTTCATCAACCGATTTTACTACTTATTTAGATTCCACAAGTTTTACAAATAATATTTCTTCGGTAGACCCATCATTTTTCACTATTCCGATGTTTTTGTTAGCAATAAATTATATCAAAACTGGTCCTCAAATATTATATTATAGTTCAAGTACAATCAAAATTTTTGGACTTGGAGAAGCGTTAGATAACACTGATTTACAAAGTGCAGTTAATACTTACATAACTTCAATATGATAGTACTACATCCAAACACCAAACAATACAACGCTTTAAACGGCTACAAATACAAGTCAAGCGAATTGCTATTTGTCAAAGATGGAAGCGATAGATGGATAGTTGGATTAAATGTTTTAACAGACCCTAACTTTTCAGCGATACACGACCAACTTGAGCAACTTGAAAGAATTGAATACACACCAATACCAGACGAAGAAATATGAAACTACCGATAGACTTTGAGCAGTTCAAGAAGGACCCGTCTAAGGCAATAACATTTTTGTTGTTGTTTGTGGTCATAGCTTTGTATGCTAGGACTGAAGCTCAATACAGAAATGCTAACAAAGTCTGCGAACAGAGGCTAGAAAGATGCGAGTCTGAGTTGAGGAAGATGTCTTCTATGCTAAAGAGTCAAGATAGCTTGTGTAGTGCTTTGGTCACTGAGATAAAAATATATAGAACACTAGGAAAGATATGAAAGCTTTATTAATAACATCAGCGGGATTACTCCTCATGGTTTTGTGGTCATGGGTGACAAACGACAAAACAGCAGTTGAAGAAGCTGAATTGATCATCGAGCACGCAGAAGTTACTAACGACAGTGCAATGGTCTACCTTAAAATGCTTCACGATAAGAACGACTCTTTACTAACAAAATACTTTGGTGAGTAATGGCTAGGAACACCATCAAAGGAAAGAATACTCGTAAGGGCTCAAATAAGGCCACTGGACGTGATTACTCTAAAGAGAAGGGGTATCAGTCCACTCCAGCAAGAAAACGCTACAGAGCGGCTCTAAATAAGGCTAATCGCAAAGCTGGTACCTATGGAAATGGGGACAAGAAGGACATGAGTCATGATGCTTGTGGTAATGTGAAGAAAGAAAGCCAATCTAACAACAGAGCAAGGAACAGAGGAAAGAGAAAGTGCGGATGTAAAAAATGAGAGCGCTAATACTCGCTATATTGTTGTCTAGCTGTTCGGCTACGTGGCACTTGAATAGAGCCGTAAAGAAGGACCCAAGTATACTTTTAGAGCAAGTTGTTAAGATAGACACGTTTACCGTTAGGGATACGTTTGTTTATCACGACACATTTGTAACAAAGGATATTGATACCATTACAATTGACACGGGTAGCGTTCAAGTTCGCATTATACGTGAGCACGACGTTATAAGAACTACCATTACTCAGAAGCCGGATACGGCGTTTATTACCATCGAGAAACAATTGCCACCTAGAGTCGTATACAAGGAGCATTGGTTCAAGTGGTGGTACCTATTGATTATTTTCGCTATATTTGTGATTATAATCAAATTAAAATGAGTAATATTACTAAAAAAGAATTAGAGACTCTACGCACACTTAACCAGTCTATTGCGTCAGAGAAAAACCAAATTTCAGATAATTTTATTAGGGCCATTGCTTCTTATCAAAGGGTGATGTCTGCTGCGGGAGAACTGAATAAGTTTAACGCTGAGATAGAAGAGAAGTACGGTCAAGTCGACATCGACATAGAGACGGGAGAATATGCTAGTACGAAAGATAGCAGTGGGGAATGATTATAAGAACTCAATGAACTACCTGGTAGGGCAGAGTATTCTTAATAATCTATACACGATACACGAGATATGTAGGGAGAATGACGGGTCTGTATGCATATGGATTCGTAACGAAGAGAGGGGAGAGATATTGCGTTGGAAAATGTTCAGCGCCAATATGCCTATTTCTTTTGAGTACAACATAGACTTTTAATGGAATCAACTTTCTTTTATTTAATAGAGCCCCTAAACGGGGATACTAGGTCTTATGTTACAAACGACGGATTGATCGTTGGTGCTAACCTAGAGGACCATAAGTCTACGCAGAGGCTGGCTAAGGTTATTGGACTCCCTAGAGAAGGAGCTGAGCTTGAGCTTGGGGATACCATTGTCGTGCACCATAACACATTTAGGGAGTACTACGACATGAAGGGGCGACTAAGAAAAAGTGCTAACTTTGTAAAGGATAACTTGTATTTCGTTGAAAAAGAAAGAATCTATATGTACGTCAGAAATGGACAAGAGATGGTCTTTGGTCCTTATGCGTTTGTTAAGCCAATCAAAAAGGAGCAAGAAGGATTCCAGTATTCGACGGGAGCTGAAAAAGAGCTTATCGGTGAGGTGGCACTTGTCAATGATAGGTACTCCGAACAAGAGCAAGTCTTCGAGGGCGACATTGTAACCTTTGGAAAGGACAGCGAGTACGAGTTTAAAATAAACGGTGAGCGATTTTATCGTGTCCCTACTAAGAACATAGTGGCTGTATTATGAGTAGGAAAACAAGAGAGGATATCATAAAGGCTGGAGAAATAGCAGTAAGGGAGTTGATTAGGGTTGCTAAGGAAGAGATTATTACGGGCGATCCCGAGCACGAGCTAGCAGCAGACAGATTAAAGAATGCTGCGGCGACTAAAAAGCTTGCTGTGTTTGATGCGTTCGACATTCTTAATAGGATAGAGGAAGAGCGTAATGTGCTTGACAATGTGGTAGTGGACAAGAAAGATGACTCCAAGAAAGGTTTTGCGGAGAAGTTTAGTAAATGAAGAAGTACGCCCTATATCATATCGACAATAAGAAAATCCCGAAAGATGTCATTGAAAAGAAGAACAAGGAAAAGTCATGGGAGTATGGGTATGACGAAGAGTACGATGTTGTCGTTATATCAAAGGACGGAACAATTGGCCAGGTATATGATATCAATTCTCTTAAGGTAGCGCTACCTTCCGCTCCATCGGAGATTGACGATAGAGGCAATAAGTGGGCTCCTGTCGAGTACCCTAGGGAGCTTCAAAGAATTAAGAGCATATTTGACTGGAACAGAAAGCCAAAGGAGTTTCAGTCTAAGTGGGTTAGTTTTATAGAAAATGAGTTTGATCGTAGAGAGTATGGCTATTGGTTTGTTAATAACGGCGAGCCTTGTTATGTTACTGGTAGCCACTACATGTATCTTCAGTGGACGAAAATAGACGTAGGTCTTCCAGACTTCCGTGAGTCCAACCGGATATTCTTTATTTATTACGAGGCATGTAAGGCAGATAAGAGGTGTTTTGGAATGGTCTATCTAAAGAACAGACGT